CCTTCACACAACTTTCCGCAGATTTTTTCCAAGGGGGGATCGAAGTGAAGCGACAGAATCGAAAACCATCGGCCACGGCCGCCACGGCCGACCGCGTTCGGGAACTCCGCAGGGTTCGGGCCGGCGACCTGGTGCCGCACCCGAAGAACTGGCGACTCCACCCAGAGCAGCAGCGGGCCGCGCTGCGTGGCATTCTGAAGGAGGTCGGATACTGCTCGGCCCTGACCGCGAGGGAGTTGCCTGACGGCCGGCTTCAACTGATCGACGGACATCTTCGAGCAGAGACAACCCCAGACGAGGAGGTGCCGGTGCTGGTGGTCGATGTCTCGGAGTTGGAGTCTGACAAGTTGCTGATGACTCTCGACCCCCTCGCGGCCCTGGCCGACACGAACGAGCGTGCGCTCGAGCAGCTGCTCGGCCAGGTGCAGACCGGCGACGAGGGGCTGGCGTCGATGTATGCGGGCCTGGCCGAAGCCGCCGGCCTGCTCGAGGACGGGCAGCCGGTCGTGAACCCGATCGAACTGAAGACCCCGCCGCGCATGGCCTGGGCCTTGATAGGGATTCCGGTCGTGAGGTTTGGCGAGGTGCAGGCCATGCTCGAAAGCATCGGCCAGATCGAAGGTGTCTCCCTGCAGACGGTGGCGAACGATGCCGAAGGCTAAGACAGACAACGCGCACCTGGCGAGCAAGTTGCTTCTGCGTCGCACGATGCTCGCCCGGTTCAACGACCAGCCGCTGAGAGTCTTCGATTGTTGCCAGGGCAGCGGCGTGATCTGGTCGCGGCTGAGATCCGAGTTCGATGTCGAATCGTATTGGGGCGTCGATGTAAAGCCGAAGAAGGGCCGGCTGAAAGTGGACAGCCGGAAGGTCGTGTGCCAGGCCGGGCTGCGTTGCAACGTGGTCGACATCGACACCTATGGGATGCCGTGGGATCACTGGTCTGGCCTGCTGCCGAACATCGTCGAGCCGACAACTGTCTTCCTGACTATCGGCCTGGTCACGAACGGAGGCGGCTCGGCCCTGTCGCATAGCGTCAGGGATGCCGTCGAGATTCCGCGAGACTGGAACGTCTCGCCTGTCTTCACTCCCGAACTGGTGCGAATGAGCGTCGACCGATTCCTGTCTATGGAGTCGAGAGGCTGGCGAGTGGTCGCGGCAATGGAGTCGACGCCTGGCCCGCACGCTCGATACGTCGGGGCCAGGATCGACCGGCCGGCTGCCTGACTCTCCATATACAGGCCCTGTCCTGACCGGCCGGGATTCTCCCGGTATCGAGTTTCCCCGCCGTCCCAGACCGATCCAAAAAAATTTTGGCCCCCGGTTGAACCAAGTATCGGCGGCTGCGTATACTACTCCAGACGAGGACGAACGACACCAAACGAGAGGACACGAAAATGATCACCCGCGAAAACCTGACGAACCGCTTTCAATCCTTCACGGTGGCCTGCGAGCAAGTCGGCATCGTGCCGCCGGCTGGCAGCCGCTGGTATCTGCAGCATGGATCGAAGCACTTCGGTCAGGCCTTCCGCGTGTTCTTCGAGGACACGAAGACCGGGGCTCTCCGAGCCTGCAACGGCATGGGCGACTTCCTGGGGATGACGAAGGCCGAAGCCTACGAGGCCCTGGGACAGCGGCTCACGGTTCTGTGGACGGTGGTCAACGTGCAGGCCCCGTCCTGCGAGCCGGTCGAGCCGGCTGCATACCTCGACGGGATCGAGTCTGGCAGGAACGTCGCACAGTAGTTTTCCCGGTATCGAAACCCTTCCCCCCTTCACCATCCCAGGAGTCGATCAAATGTCATACGCCACGAAGTACCAGCCGAAGACCATCCAGGCCATCGCAGGCCAGACCAGGGCCGTCCGGTTCATTGACGCAGTGGTCGCGTCGGCCGTCGAGACCGGCGAGCCGGTAGCCCTTGTCCTGACCGGCGGCAGCGGTGTCGGTAAGACATCGGCCGCGAAGGCCATCGCAGCGGCGGTCGGCTGCGATATCGAGAATGCCGAACTGGGTGGCCTGGTCGAGATCGCCAGCGGTGAGCAGGACGGCAAGGCCGTCAAGGAACTCGCGGGCCTCCTGCGGCTGCGTCCCTTCACCGGGTCGGGCTGGCGGGTTGCCATCGTCAACGAAGCCGACTGCATGACGAAGCAGGCAGAGGTCGTATGGCTCGACGCCCTGGAGAGTCTGCCGTCCAAGGTCGTGATCGTCTTCACGACCAACAGCGTCGAGAATCTGTCGGGCCGGTTCCTGTCGCGGTGTCATGTTGTGAAGTTCGAGAGCCGTGGCGTCGAGGCCGAGAAGGCAGTCGAGGCCCTGGTGCGGAAGGTTCTGAAAGCTGAGAAGGTGAAGGCCCCGGCCGACCTGTCGACATTCGGCCGGGAGTCGATCGGAATCGTGAACTACCGTCTGGCGATGCAGCAGGCTTTCCGGTTCGCGGCCACGGGCGAACTGCCCGACGCCCCGACCGCCGAGCCGACCGACCTGTCGGCAGCCCAGAAGGCATGGGCGACCAGGAAGGCACGGGAGTCGGCCGCTGTCTAGCGATACAAGCCCGGTCGGCGTGTGTCCGGTCGGGAGGTTTGATTGGTTCGATTGGTTCCACTAGGAGGATTCCATCATGGCGAAGAAGACATCGAAGAAGACCGTGAGCAAGGCCGACGCGAAGACCATCGTGAAGGTGGTGAAGGCCGAGAAGGCGAAGGACGCGAGCAAGGCCCGCGTGGCGAAGCAGTTGACGCAGGCCGCTGTCGACGCTGGGCTGGTCAAGCCGAAGGTGGTCGGTCGCGGGAAGCGGCCGAGCATCGTCGTGAAGGAGATCGTGAAGCGTGAGGGTCTGCGGCCGACATCGCACCGCTACGAGATCGAGGCGGTGGTCGACGCGAAGGGTCGGCACTTCTGGTGCGTGAAACTCGACGGGTTCTATGCCGGCGACTTCGACAGCATCGCGGAGGCGAAGAAGGCCTACCCGAACGCTCGTATCCTCGGCGGTGAGGGTTGTGCTGAGGCGGTCGAGGGAATGCCGAAGGCGGATGCCCCGGCCCCGGCCCCGGCCCCGAAGACCGACGAGACTCCGGACGAGCGGCTGGCCCGTCTGAAGGCAGCGGCCCGCAAGGCCTGGGAGACCCGCAGGGCGAACGGCTGGAAGCATCCGAAGGCTAAGAGCGAGATGCTCCAGAAGATCGACGCTCAACTCGCGGAGTCGCGGGCTATCTCGAAGAAGGCCCGCGAGACCTTCAAGGCCATCGAGGAGAAGAAGGCCGAGAAGGCGAAGGCCCTCGCGGTGGTGAAGCGAGTCGAGAAGCGTGAGGCCGACAAGCGGAAGGGCCGGCAGATCGGCGGCATCGCCCAGTTGAAGAAGATGATGGGCCAGGCCATCGGCCTCAACTAGCCTGCGGCCCGCGACCAGCGGCCCCCGACCTGGGGGCCGCGAATCGTTGGCCGGGGTTTGATGACACCAGGAGGACAGGACAATGGCAGAGGAAACGCTGATCGCATGGACGGATCACACCTTCAACCCCTGGATGGGCTGCGTGAAGGTGAGCGAGGGGTGTCGGCACTGTTACGCCGAGACCCTGACCACGAAGCGTATGGGCCTTCGACTGTGGGGGCCGGGCACCGATCGCCAGGTGACGAAGACCCCCTGGGAGAACGCCCTGACCTGGAATCGAGCGGCCGCGAAGGCGAAGGCCCGGCGTCGTGTCTTCTGTGCGAGCCTGTGCGATGTCTTCGAGGATCATCCGGTGGCCGACGCCACCAGGCCCCGCGTGTGGGACTTGATCCGGAACTGCGAGTGGCTCGATTGGCAGTTGCTCACGAAGCGGCCGCATCGGATCGTCGATTGTCTGCCGAAGGACTGGGGGCCGGCTGGCTACCCGAACGTCTGGCTCGGCACCAGCATCGAGGACATGCGGGTGGCCGAGCGGGCCGACCACCTTCGAGACATCCCGGCAGTCGTGCGGTTCGTTTCCTACGAGCCGGCCCTTGGATCGCTCGAAGGCCTCGACATCACCGGGATCGACTGGGTGATCTATGGCGGTGAGTCTGGGCCAGGGTATCGTGCCGAAGATAAGGAGTGGGCCAGGTCGATGCACCGGAAGTGCGCCGCCACCGGCGCGGCCTTCTTCCACAAGCAAAGCGCGGGGATCCGAACCGAGATGGGCATCGAACTCGACGGGCAGATCGTCCGCGAGTACCCGACACCACGCACGGCTGGACGGTCGTGCGGTCTGTTCGACTGACAAGGAGGCTACCGTGAAGATCAAGTCTTTCGATTCGACCGAGTGGGTATCCGTCGGCACCGCCGCAGCCCTGGCCGACGTTTCAAAATCGTGGGCCAGGGCGAAGGCGAAGTCTGGGGAATGGCGAGCCTTCGAGATCGAAGGAATCTGGTACGTGCATCGGAAAGACGCTGAGTCTTTCGTGAGGCATCCGAACTTCGGCCGACCACGCAAGGCCGGCCGGTAGTTGCCAGTTCTACCGATTGCGGTAGGCTTTCTCGAATGGGAAAGCGCGGCCCCCCGAAAACGCCGACCACGCTGCAGATACTTCGCGGCAATCCAGGCAAGCGGAAGATTCCGCAGCACGAGCCGATGCCGAAGTCGGATCGGATCGAGCCGCCCGAGTGGATGACCGGCGACGCGCTCGAGAAGTGGAAGCAACTCGTCCCGGAGCTGCTGGAGGTCGGGCTGCTGACGAACGTGGACGTTGACGCCCTGTCGAGGTACTGCGTGACCTGGCAGGAGTGGAGGAAGCACCTGACGATGGTGCAGAAAGGCCTCGACATCCTGGTGATGCGAGACGAGTCTGGCAACGTCAAGTACACACAGGTGGCCCCCTCTGCCACGCTCGTCGTGAAGTACGCTTCGATACTCGCCAGGCTCGAACAGCAGTTCGGCATGACACCTTCAGCCAGGGCGGGCCTCACGATGGGCGAGGCACAGGCCGACAATCCATTCGACGCATTCATGAAGAAGCATGGGTGACGGATGCCTCGACGAATGATCCCGCGACCGGAGGCGGCTCCTGGTTTCGTCTACGATCAGAAGAAGGCGAACCGTGTCATCGAGTTCATCGAATCGTTCGTCGTAATGAGCAAGGGCCGGCAGTGGGCCGGCCGGCCGATGGAGTTGATGCCGTGGCAGAGGCACGACATCCTCGAACCGCTATTCGGCTGGGTCGACGATAAGGGGAACAGACGCTACCGGTCGGCCGCGATCTTCACTCCGAAGAAGCAGGGCAAGAGTACGCTCCTGGCTGCGCTGGCCTTGTACTTCCTGGTGGCAGACGGTGAGCCGGGGAGCGAGGTCTGGGGCTGTGCGACAGACCGGGCGCAGGCGGGGATCATATTTCGAGAGGCCGCGTCGATGGTGCGGCGGTCGCCCTGGCTGTCTCGGTACATCGAGATCATCGACAGCCGCAATACGCTGGTGCATCGAGCGTCTGACTCTCGATATTCGGTTCTGTCCTCCGACGGGTTCAGAGCGGAAGGCATCAATGCTCATGCCGTCCTGGCGGACGAGATTCATGCGATGCGAGACAGGCGGCTGCTAGATGCACTCCGCTACGCTGGTTCTGCTCGGCAGCAGCCGATGCTCATAGCGATCTCGACAGCGGGCTACGAGCGCGGCAAGTCTGTTGCCTGGGAGTGGTGGCAGGACGCCGAGAAGGTGCAGGCAGACCCCGCATCGAACCCGACTTTCTTCGGCCGAATCTATGCGGCCCCCGAAGGTGCTGACTACTTCGATCCGAAGGTGTGGCACCAGGCGAACCCTTCGCTCGGCGTGACGGTTCCACTCGATTCGTTTGCGGCCGACGCGGCAGAGGCCAGGGGGAACGGATCGAAACTCTCGGCCTGGCTCCGATACCGGCTCAATGTCTGGTCGACTCCCGACGCTCGATTCTTCACGCCCGACGCATGGTCTGCCTGTGCGGCACCACCAGCGGAACCGCTCGAAGGCCGCGAATGCTACGGCGGAATCGACTTGGCATCGACTCGCGATCTGACGGCGGTGGCCTGGTGCTTCCCAAACGAAGACGGAACCTTCGATCTCGATTGCAAGTTCTTCGTACCCGAGGAGACAGCCGCGGAGCGTTCGCTGAAAGACCGTGCCCCCTATCTCGATTGGATTCGGGATGGCTGGCTAATCGCGACGCCTGGGAGCCGCTGCGACTATGGAGTGGTCGAGCAGTACATCCTCGAATACGCCGAGCGTCATCGAGTCAGACAGATCGCCTTCGACGATTACAACTTTTCTTCGATGTACAACCGGCTGACGAACGAAGGACTCGACTGCAAAGCGTTCTCGCAGAAACTTGGCTTCATGTCCTCGCCTACGAAACTCCTCGACACGCTGGTGTCGAAGCAGCAGATCAGACACGCAGGCCATCCGGTGCTGGCCTGGTGCGCCGGCAACATGGCGGTGAGGTCGGACGCGAATGGCAACATCGCCCCGTGCAAGGTGAAGTCGACCGAGAAGATCGACGGAGTGGTGGCTTCGATCATGGCCCTGGCCCTGGCTTCGACCGGGAAGCCTGCGAATACCTCCTGGGAACTGATCGGCCTCTGACGTTCAAGACCACCAGGGATACGGGTAGTGTCGTGCGAACCGGAGGCCCCCGTGATCGCACAAGACCATTCGGAAATTCGCGGCCTGTGGCCGGGAATGTCGACCAGCACAAACCCGCTGCCGCCGATCCGGTACGTCGACGATTCCGTGCTGGCCTCGATGGATGTCGAGCGAGCCCTGTCGGTGACGGCGATCTTCGCCTGCGTTCGATTCCTGGCCGAGTCGATCGCGGCCATGCCGATGCACCTCTATCGGCGTGTGGGTGACAACCGGGAGCGAGACACCTCGAACCCGCTCTATCGGACGCTGTGCGTCGCGCCGAACCCCGACCAGTCGTATTACGAATGGATGGAGCAACTCGTCTACCAGGTTGCGCTCTACGGGAATCACTACTCGCTGATCGTCCCTGGCGAGCAGGGTTTCGCCACGGAGCTGCGGCCGCTGCATCCCTCGCGTGTGCAGCCCGGTCGCCTGGTCGACGGCACTGTGATCTATGACTGCGTGAACCGCGACGGAGTTCGACGCTACTCGCCCCCCCAGATTTTCCACGTTCGCGGTCTGTCGGACGATGGCCTGGTCGGGATGATGCCGGCCGAACTGTGCCGCGTCAGTGTGAACATCGCCCGACAACTCGACACGAGCGCGATGGCCTTCTGGGAAAACAATGCCCGCCCGAACGTGCTGCTCGAGACGAGCGAGACGATCGAGGCCGGGGCGATGGACAAACTCCGTCGGTCGTGGCGTGAGGTCTTCGGTGGGCCGAAGAACGTGGGCCAGGCGGCGGTGCTGCCGAACGGAGTGACCGCGAAGATATTCGATGCCGCCAGCCGGGAAGGCTCGCAGTACATGGAACTGCGGAACGCTGTCGTGACCGAGATCGCCCGAGCGTTTCGGATCGGCCCGACGATGATCGGACAACTCGACCACGGCACTTACTCGAACGTCGAGCAGGAATCGCTGAACGCCCAGAAGTTCACGCTGACGCCCTGGCAGCGTCGCATCGAGGGAGCGGTGCGGCGGTCGCTGCTCGTCACCTATCCCGACCACTACGTCCAGATCGACAGCCGTGGGCTGCTGCGTGGCGACAGTGCCGCGAGAGCGTCCTACTTCAACACGCTGTTTCAACTCGGTGCGATGTCGCCAAACGACATCCGCCGCGTGGAGGACTTCGATCCGATTGTCGATCCTGCGGCCGACGAATACTTCGTCCAGTTGAACATGGCCCCGCTCTCGAACTTCGGCCAGGTGGAGGCCGAGGCCACGGCCGATGGCGAGGAGTCTGCGGCCCCGGCCGAACCGTTGAACGGAGCGCAGATCGCAAGCCTGCTCGACATTCTCGCCAACGTCAGTGCCGGCCTGCTCACGAAGGCAGGCGCGGCGGCGATCATCCAAGCATCTTTCCCGAGCCTGTCGAAGTCGCAGATCGACGGGATGGTGGCGGGCGTGGTCGAGGGCGTGGCCGTCGCGGCGACGCAGGCCAAACCGCAGCAGCAGGATCAGCAGCAGGAGGAGCCGGCCGATGGAAGTGGAACGTAGGTTTCTGTCACTCGAAGACCAGGCCGACGCCCTGGGCATCGAGACGCGAGACGATGGCTCCGTGAGGCTGCGGGGCTACGCTGCGGTCTACGATTCCCTCTCGGAGAACCTGGGCCAGTTCCGGGAGCGGCTGCTGCCTGGTGCATTCGACCGGGTGCTGTCGAAGCGAAAACTGTCGGTGGTGGCGAACTTCAACCATTCATCCGACCACGTGCTCGGTCGCACGGAGAACGGAACGCTCGAACTGCGATCCGACGAGCGCGGCCTCTACTTCGAGGTGCAGCCGCCCGACACGCAATTTGCCCGCGACCTTCTGACTCAGGTGCGGAGGAAGGACATCGCGGCGGCGTCGTTCGCGTTCACGGTCGATCCGAAGGACGAAGCGTATGCCTCCGACGAGCGCGGCGAGACGATCCGCACGATCCGGTCGGTGAGCGGACTGTTCGATGTCAGCGTCGTGACATCGGGAGCGTACAAGGCGGCGAGCGTATCGGTGCGATCCTTCGAGGCGTGGAAGCAGTCGACGCCTCGCAAGTCGCTGCTCGAGCTGCCGGCCGCACGGGCAGCGGCTGGCCTTTCCATCCTCCGACTGCGAACGGTGGCACGATGAACTGGCTGACGCAGGAGACGGCCATCCTGGCCGTGGGCGTTCTGATCCTGGTGGCCCCTGCTCTGCAGAACCTGACCACCTACTACGTGAAGACGCTGCTGACTGGTGCGAACACGGCCGGCGACTTCGAGAAGCAGACCGCCGTCGAACTGATCGACTTGAAGCATCGGCTCGCCAGGGAAGGCCACACAAAGGCGAGCAGCATCTGCAAGGACTTGATCGTGGCGATCCTCTACGGGGAGGCGAGAAGTGAGAGCAAGTAAGTCAGCCGCCGTATTGCTCGTCGTGTATGCGTTGACGAGTTTTCTCCCGTGCCCGGCACCGGCCACGGTGCAGGCGTCGCCGCCCGTGATCCAGAGGATCCCCGTGGTGCGCCGCCTGGTCGGCAGTCCTGCCGAGAACGAAGTCGTGAGGCTGGTGAACCTGGAGAGGCAGCGTCGCGGGCTGCGGCCGGTGTCGATCAACGAGAAGGCGATGGCCGACGCGCGGCAGTGGTCAGAGGTTCAAGCATCGAGAGGCCGCATGTATCACAGTCGCATGGGCTACGCGGAGAACGTGGCATACGGGCAGCGGAGTGCCGAGGAGGTCGTGCGAACCTGGATGAACAGCCCAGGCCATCGCAAGAACATCCTGACACCGAGCAGATCGCAGATCGGTGTTGGCCTGGCCTACTCGAGCAGCGGTCGCCCGTATTGGACTCAGGTTTTCAACTAGAGGAGCGAATCGTGAAGTACCTTGTTCTCACCTGGGCATTCGTCGCCGGCTGTCTGGCCTGCGTCGCCGTAGAGGCCGGCTCCTGCCACGGCACGAAAAAGCCGAAGCCCGTAGTTGTCGAGCAGCCGACCCCGGCCGCTCCGGTTTCGCATGTCGATGTGACTGTCGATGTCGAGACCGCGACCCCGGCCGATGTCGAGGCCAGCGTGGTCGTGAACGGTGACGATGCGACCGGCGGCTCGACCGGTGGAGCAGCTGCGGAAGGTGGCGACTCCAAGCGTCGTGACGTTCGCAGGAATGCTAACCGCGAGGCCAGGGCAACGAAGGCCGCAGGCCGGGCGCAGCACAAGGCACACAAGGCCGCGAAGCGGGCCGGCGAGTCTGCGAAGCAGCAGGCCGTCGACGAGGCCGTCAGCGAAGCCTACGGTCGCTGACCGCTGGGGGGCGATCATGGCAGCGGCCGGCCGTTCAAACGCTGGCGCGGTCATGTTCGCGGGCCTGGCGATCGCGGGGATACTCCTGGGGGGAGGGCGTGAAAGCCCTCCCCCCTCGTCATGCCACGGAACCCCGCCGCCTCCATCCCCAGGCCACAGGCCCCAAATTCGCCCCCTACAGCCCGAGGCCGCAGGCAGGCAATCCAAACCCGCCCCAGCCGGCCCCGGCCTTCCCAGGCCCTCCCAGGCGGCCCCTGGCGGTATCGGGAAAACCCAGGCATTCGGCCCGGTCGCTGGAGTGGCCCCGGTTGTGCGGTCGGCCCCGGTCGCCGGCCCTCCGATCCTGGTCGACGTTCTGTCGCGGGTGCCTCGGCCGAACTACTGGCGAGACCCGTCAGACCCCGGCTGTGTCGTGACCTGGTCGCACGAGGCGACGCACGGCCTGAGTACCGTGGCGGCTGCCGGGCGTGGCCGGTTCGCGGTCTACGTTGGCGACGGACGGGCCTGGGTGTTCGAGAAGCAGCCGGCGGTGACGATCGGCCAGGTCGCCGCCTCAGTCCCGGCCGGTGATCGCGGGCCGATCTTCGATCTGTACCTGGTGCAGCAGCGTCGAGACTGGGACAGGGAGCCGCTGTATCTGCTCGACGAGTGGAACGCCTACGTCCACGGATCGCTCGCCCGTCGGCAGGCCGGCGTGAAGGATCGGCAGGAGACGGAGCGACACGCGCTCGAGATGGAACGGTACTGCCGGCGGATGCTCGACGTCGTGAAGGCGAACGATCCGACCTGGCCGGAACTCGGCCGGCTGTCCGCGATGATCGAATGGCAGTCGGCCAGGTTCTCGAAGATCGTGTCCGCAGACGTTCAAGGGTTTGCGGCCGACCGGTAGCCTTCACGAATCGAACGACACTCACAGGAGATACCGATCGTGGACGTTACCACCCGCCGCCTGCAAGACGAAGCCGCCGAACTGGCGAAGCGATACGACAGCCTGACCGCGATCGAAGTCGAAGCCGGCTCCGAGCAGGAGACCCAGGTGAAGACCGATCTCGAAGGCATCGCAGAGCGGGCCGGGAAGATCGGAGCCGAACTGTCTGCCCGCCTCGACATCGAGGCGAAGGTGAACGCCCTCCGCTCGAAGGTCGCGGTCGAGCCGCGCGGCCTGGTGATCCCCGCCGTGCATACTTCGGTGGCTGCGGAATCGTGGGACGGCCGTGGCATGATCCCCGAAGTCGAGGCCCGTCGCATGGGCCTCATGCTCCGCGACATCGCCCGAGGCGAGTACCGCGGAGCGTTCACTGCGGCCACCGAGGAGCCGAACAGTCACGGCGGTCTGTCGCCAACGTATGACGGCAAGGGATCGGAACTCGTCTTCGGTGAGTTCTACCGTGGCATCATGGGCATCCTCGACTATCAGTCGACGATGCTCCAGGTCGCCAGCCGGATGCAGACCACCAGCAATCGCCTGACGATTCCCCGCGCCGACGAGGATGTCGAGGCGGAGCTGTATCTGGAAAACTGCGAGATCAAGCCGGTGCTGCTGAAGACCACCGGCCAGACGATCAACGTCGAGAAGTTGGGCGCGCGGGCGCAAGTCTCGAACGAACTGCTCGAGGACGCTGTCGTGTCCGTCCCCGATCTGATCCGCCGAAAGGTGGCGACGGCCTTCGCCAAGAAGATCGATCAACTCTGGATCGAGGGTGACGCCACGGCGAAGATCGACGGCCTGGTCGATGTCGTGACCGAGGAGGTCACGGTGACGGACAACATGACCCCGGCCGATGTTGCCCTGGTCGTGTCGAAGATCAACCCGTATGCCGTGAATCCGGTGTGGGTTCTGTCGCAGGCCGGCATTGCCCAGATGATGCAGGCCGCAGCGGCTGGCATCGGCCGGGATGTCACGCAAGGGGTTTCGATGACCCTCTACGGGATGCCCGTGTACCAGTGCCTGGCGATGCCCGACGGAGTTCTCGGATTCTTCGGAGACTTCCGCCAGGCGTCCGTTCTCGTCGAGCGGTCGAACGGCCTCACGATCAACGCGAGCCGCGAGCGGGCGATCGAATACGATCAGACCGTCTTCGTGGCGACGCAGCGGTTCGGCATCGCCTCGACCGGCCCGTCCTATGCCGTGAAACTTCTCGGCCAGGCTCCGAAGAAGTCACCGACGCCCAAGACTCCGTGACTTCGGGAAGGCGGCGTGAGCGGTCAGGGATGGCCGCTCACGCCGATCCCGCCCCGACAGGAGTGAACGCATGGCCTACGGCTGCGGATCGTCTGCTATCACGAAGCCGAAGACGTGCGTAGTCATCACGCACCCGCTGGTCGAGCCGGTCAGTCTGGCAGCCGCGAAGGCTCAGTGTCGCATCTTGCCAGAGAACGCCGAGGACGATGAGCACCTGGTCGGCCTCATCATGGCGGCGCGCCGCATGGCAGAGGCTCGCCTGGGCGTGACCTGGGGGCTGACTCAGTACCGGGCGAAGGTCTGCGGCTGCATCGGCTGCGGCTGCTCCTGCGGCTGTGACGATCGCGGCATCATGCTGCCGAAGCCTCCCGTGTTCATCGACGCCGACCATCCCGTCATCGTGGAGACACCGGACGGCATCGTGCCGGCCGATCAGTATCGGGTCGAGTCGGATGCCTGGCCCGCGCTGCTCGTCCCTCTGAAGGGATGGCGGGGGCCGGCGACGATAACCTTCTGGGCTGGCGTCGGGCCTGGCGAGCCGAGCGACCCGCTGCTGGTGCAGTCCTCGCTGATGCTCGTGGCTCACTGGTACATGAACCGCGAAGCCGTGTCTCCCGATGGTGTCGGTGCCGAGGTGCCGCTGGCCTACAGAACCATGCTCGCCGCCTGCTCCTGGTCGGGGAGGTACTGACCGTGGCACTGTCTGCCGGATCGCTCCGCGAGTTGGTCGTGATCGAGTACCCAGAGCAGGCCAGGAACGACCTGGGCGAGAACGTCCAGACCTGGCAGACCTTCGCCCGCCGTCGCGCCAGCATCGAGGCGATTTCCTTCACCGAGCAGGATCGCAGAAGTCAGGTCGGCATGACCGCCTCGCACACTGTCCGGATGCGATACCTCGAAGGCCTGACGGGCAACATGCGTTTGCGATGGTCTACCCGTGGCGACCGGCTGCTGTATGTCACCAGCATCGTCGAACTGAACAATCGTGAAGAACACGAAGTGACGGTCGAGGAACAGGCCGCATCATGAGCAATCTGCTCTCCGTCAACTTCCAGTATCTGCAGTGGTCGATCGGCCGCATCGCCAAGCGGTACGCAGAACTTCCGAGGCACATAGCGAAGAAGCACACCCAGGCCGCGCTGAAGCGTGCGCTCTCGACAGCCCGAGCGGTGCCGACCCTGAAGGCAAACACTCCGAAGGGGAAAGCCTACTACGTTCGCGGAGGCGTGAGCCGCAGCGGTGGCGGCCAGTTCGTGAAGGGTTCCGGCGGTTGGAAGCGAAAGCCGGCCGGTGCCCTGCGTCGATCGGTCACGCTGAAGTCGAAGTACATCGGCACGAACGCGAGCGGCGCGGCCATCGCGGTCGTGGGCTACAAGTACGGCCCCGAAAGCCGGAAGGGAATCTGGCTCGAGTTCGGCACCAGGCGAATGCGACCGGTGGCGATGGTCGACAAGACCATGCGAACCGTCGGGCCGGCCGCACGGTCGGCACTGCTGAAGGAACTACGCGAGGCCCTGGTCATGGCTGTGCGTGAAGTCGCAGGCGGCAGGAACCCCGATCGAGTCTACGGTGCTGGAGGCGTGAGGCTGAAATGATCCCCCCGGAGTACTGGCTGCACCAGGCCGTCGAGCAATCGGCTGCGATCACAGCATGGCCGAACACGGCCGGTTCTGCGGAGCGGCCACCGTATGCCGTTTATCGTCGCACGACCACCGAGAGAACCAGGGTGACTACGGGGCCGACTTGCACGGCCACAGCGGCCTTCGAGGTGGAAGTGTACGCGGACACCTACACAGAAACGAAGCGACTCGCGGAGCAGCTGCGGCTCGGCATCGACGGCACGGCCGGCACGTTCAAGACCCCGGCCGGCGAGGTCATACTGCTCGACGTTGCAATCGTCGACGAGGCCGACGGCGAACCCGTCTTCTATGACGGCCGCGAGAAACCGACCTACCTGGTCATCCAATCGTATTCGATTCGATTCCAAGAGCAGCACACGAAGTGAGGTAGATCATGCCGATCCCAGATTCCCAGGGAACGCTGTTCACGTTCAATGCCATCCCGTTCCTGGCGACCGGCATCAAGTGCAGCGGCACAGTCTCGGAGATCGACGCCTCGACGCTCGATCTGAAAAGCGGCTCGATGAAGGCATACCAGCCGGCCCCGCTCGTCGATGGCGATATGGTGTCCTGCACCTACTACGGGACGCAGCGGCCGGCGCAAGACAAGGTCTATGAGATCGAGTGCGACAAACTCGGCATCAGTGGCTTCGCTCTCTGCACGAAGTGGGAGAACGAGGCGAAGGTCGGAGAACTGCTGTCAGGATCGGCCGAGTTCCGAATGAGCGTCGCGCCGACTCCGTGAGGACGGCAGCATGGCCTCGCTACAGATTCCATCGGCGCAGGGAACGGTCGCGGCCTGGGGCGGCATGAACCTGGAGAAACTGACTCGGTATGCCGTGTCGGGCCAGGGCGTCAGGCAGCAGGACGTTACAAACCTTGCGAGCCCGCTGCTCGGCACCGGCAACGCTGCCCGCGTCGTGACGCAGACGGATGCCGTCGGCGTCGAGCCTGCGAGCATCACGCTGACGATGCTCGGTGTGCCGCCGGTGCAGAACGCCGATCGAGGCAGGACGGAGGTTCTGTCTGTGTCATTCCCAGGCGGCGCGGCGATCTCAGGCCTCGCCTGTCTCGAGGCCATCGACCATGCCGGCGGCGTCAACGAACTGCCGACTACTACGCTCACGTTCCGTTTCACTGGCTTTTAGGAGATTGCCATGCCACTCGACCGCGACCAGCTGCTCGACATCGTTGGGACTCACAGGCAGACAGAAGTTGTCTACGTGGACGGCATCGGTGAGGTGCGTCTGCGTCGTGCCACCTTCTCGGAGTGGTACGACGTTGTCCGTGAACACGCGAAGCACGAAGGTGTGATGATCCCCGACTCGGTGATCGCGGTGACGGTGGCGACGGCCCTGGCTGCAGAGGACGGGTCGCGGCTCCTGAGCAGGGACGAAGCGGAGTATCTGCTGAACCTCCCTCCCCGGCCGCTGATGCGACTCTACCAGGAGGCGAAGCGAGTCCTCGATCTGTCGGACAACGCAGTGGAGGCCGAAGCAAAAAACTGAGCGGCGAGCCGGGGCTGGTGTTCATGCACCGGCTCGCCCTGGCCCTGGGCGTCGAGGACGTTGACGCCCTGGGCAGACGGTTGACGGTGGATCAAGTCAGACGCTGGTGGGCCTACTGGCGGCTCGAACCATTCGGTGACGATTGGCGTCGGTCTGCAAGGTTGTCGACGTTCGTGCGGGCTGCGATGGGAGCGGAGCCGAAGCCGAAGGACGAGGAAGTATTCATGCCTACCTACCGTGAGACGCAGACCGAGGACGAGGTGATTCAAGAACTGGCGAAGATCCCACAGTTCGCGGAGCAGCTGCGGAAGCAGGGGAAGATCAAATGAGCGCGACGGTCATCGGCAAAGTGGCGGCGGTGTTCACGGCCTCGACGAGCGGCCTGACGGCCGGCGTGAACACTGCGCGGGCTGAGTTCACCAAACTCGACAAGAGCGTGTCGGGCCTGAAGGGTTCTCTGAATACCCTGGTGGGAATCCAGGGAGCGCAATTGTTCGCGGGCCTGGCGGCTGGTGCGGTCGGCGCGGCCCGACAGATTGGAGCGATCGCCGGGGCCACGGCCGAGGTGATCGACCAGCAGTCGAAACTCGCGGCGAAGATCGGCGTGCCGCTCGAATCGTTCGCGGCCCTGGCACAAGCCGCAGACCTGGCGGGGATTAGCCAGGAGAAGGTGACTGTGGCAGTCCAGAAGATGGGCGTCGAACTGGTGAAGGCGTCGAACGGCACGAAGTCGGCGCAGGCGGCTTTCGCGGCTCTTGGTCTGTCGGCCGAGGAACTGTCTGCCATGCAGCCAGACCAGGCATTCCAGAAGATCGCGGAGGAGATCGGCAAACTGCCGACCCCGGCAGAGCGAACCGCAGCGGCGATGAAGATATTCGGCAAGGCCGGGAAAGACCTGGGGCCGCTGTTCACCGATGGCGGTGCCGCGATCAGACAGGCCGCAGAGGAGACCCGCCTGTTCGGCGTGGCCCTCGACACCGTGAGCGGTCAGAACGTCGAGACGATGAACGATTCATTCACCAGGCTGGGCAAGGCGTTCGAGGGTTTCAAGATGCAGATCGTGGCGGCGTTCGCCCCCGCCGTCACGGCCGAGATCGAGCGAGTCATCCAGTCGATCAAGGATGCCGGCGGAATGCGGAACGTGGCCCTCGACTTCGCCCAGACTGTAGGCGTCGCCGCTATCCAACTTGTCGACAGTGCCGAATCGTTTGCGAAGATTCTGAAGGAGGCCCTGGGGGAAGTCGGCTCAGTCTGGCAGCGAATCAAGGGAGTCGGTCAGTTAGCGGCCGGCACGGTCGAGATGGTCGGTGCTGGCCTGGTCGGCGGTGCGGGCATGGCAAGCGTGGCCTCGATCGACCTTCGAGACGGAGGAGTGTCTGGTGCGATCCTCGACCGAGCAGAACTGATGCAGAGCGAGGCCGGCCGGCTGCTGAACCAGGGTGCCGCGAACATCATGGGCGAGGCCGATCAGAACGCATACCGTGGCGGCACTCCACAAGGCGCGGCGAGCAGCGAGCGCATGCGGATCTTCATGGAGAACCTCGAGCGGATGCGACAGCCGGCCCCGGCCCCGCCGGCACAGCAGGCCGAGGCCGCTGCCAGGGCTGCGGCGAACGACGAGAAGCAGACCACTACAGCAGAGTTGAGCCTGGGGGTTCTGAAGCAGATCGCCCTGGCTCTCGGCGTCCCGCCGGCTGCCACGAATGTATTCGTCCTGCCTGGCACGGGAGGCCGCTGAAATGGGAATAGTTGGCACGATCGAAGTCGCAAGCGGTCGCGGTGTCTCTGGCAAGTACCGCGAGACGTTCACCTACACGCGGACGTTCATGGTTCGGCTCGATGATCCACAGACGAGCATGGTCGTGGTCTCGAATGCTCCCGGTGTCTCATACCTCGACGGTCATCCCGACGATCCCGCCTGCGTTGCACAGGAGTTCGACTGTCAGGCCGTCGACGAGACGGGCCTCTACTACAAGGTGGTGGTTCGATACTTCGTCCCGAGCGTCGAGCAGCAGAACCAGCAGAACCCTACTCCTGGCGAGCTGCCGGCGGATGTCTGGTCGGCCGGCGGCTCAGTCACGACCGGGCCTTGCACGAGGGACAAGGATGACAAGCCGATTGTGAACGCGGCGAAAGACCCGATCGACGGACTCGAACGCGAGTACGTTGAGTGGAGGCTGACGCTGACCAGGGCATACCCTGACATCGGTTGGACTGAGAAGGCGAACAAGTACAGCAACACGGTGAACTCGAGCGCGTGGAGTGGCGGCGAGCCCCGATCGTGGAAATGCCAATTCAACAGTGCGAGCAAGCGAACCGAGAACTCCGATGGTGTGACGCTGACCTACTGGGAAGTTGTCTGGGAGTTCGTTTGGAATCGCACGACCTGGGACTTGAAGCCCGAGAACATCGGCACGATGGAACTGAAGGACGGGAAGAAAAAAGTGATCCAGGCTGACGGCCAGCCCGTGACGCAGCCCGTCGCCCTGACGGACACCGGCGAGGCCGCAGCGGCCGGCACCGACCCGACAGTCATCAACGACGGCAAGGGCGTGCGAGTTTACGACGAAGAAGACTTCGACTACTTCGGAACGATCAACTGATGGCACCGCCCAGGCGACGAGCAAACTCCCGCGAAGATGTCGGCCAGTTCACGCGCCGCGATGCCGGCCGGATCGCAGCGGCAACCATCGCATTCGAGCAGGGGAACCGAAACCGAAAGCCGGTGAAGTTCAAGCCTGTGGCATCGGCCATCGGCTCGATCCGAATCTGCCGAACTCAATTCGCCTGGGGCAAGGGAACGCTCTCAGACCTGGTGCTGATGGAGGGAGGCGTGGCCGGAGGCGAAACGGACAACTTTCCCGAGGTCATCATCAAGGGGGCCGTGAACCTATTCGCCGACGTTGAAGCCGGGAAAGCCGTGGCGATTGCGTCAGCCGGCAACGGCCGCTGGTATCTGATCGCTGCGGAGTGC